GACGGCGAAGTCATCGTTTTAGGGCCCGAGAAGGACGATGGAGATGGAGTTTTCTTAATATCAAGAGACACCGGAATGATCGGCGTCCCCATCAAAAAAGAAAAAGGCATTGAAATTACGCTAGCCTTGAACCCCAAAATACGCCCTGGAAAGAAGATTAGAGTCGAGTCCAAGCTCGTGACCGGGGTTTACAGGGTCCGCAAGGCCAACCACAACGGTGACACTCGCGAGGGCGATTGGATGACAAGGTTGGAGGCGGTCTGATGGCAAATGAGAATGAAACCCCAACTCTGGCTCAAACCATTCAAAACGCTATCGAGGCAAGGCTCTGCGAGCTTCATGTCTCGTTGCCCGCTCGAATCGTGAGCTACGACGTGGCCACTCAAAGCGCTGTCGTTCAGCCCGAGATCCGAAGGGTCTACAAAAACGGGAAAACCGTCGATATTCCAGTGATTCGGGACGTGCCCGTTGCTTGGCCAAGGGCTGGAGGTGCATATTTGCACTTTCCATTGAAGGCTGGCCACCAAGTGACGCTTATTTTCTCGGAACGAACCCTGGATTCATGGAAGCAAAGCGGTGGCACCGTCACCCCGGATGACACCAGAAAGCACGCTTTCTCGGATGCTATAGCAATCCCAGGTGGCTACCCGTTCTCGGCCCCGGCCTCGGTTCCAGACAATAACGATCTCTACCTGGTCCACGAAACAGCGAAGATCAAACTGAAGAAAAACGGAACCATGGAATTCTCCGCAAAAGGCGCGCAGGCTTGTTTTGACCAAGCCGGAACCTTCGCATTCAACGGAAATGGTGAGGAGCTGCTAAAGGTTCTCTCCGATACAATCGATCTATGCTCTAAGATGACAACCAACACAATGTTTGGCCCGCTCAAGGTCAATCAATTTTCAGATTTCACGGCGCTCAAAGGCCGTTTGGACAAACTGAAGAAATAAAGGGGGATGCATGGCGTTAGATGCAAGCACAGTATGGGGCAAGAATGTTGCCGATGCGATCAAGGCAATCGGAGTGGCGGCCGGAACACCGGTTACCGACGCGCAATTAGAAGACGTCTGGGCCGCAATTAAAGCTGAGGACACCTCGCAGCTCGGTAAATCTGACGTTGCACCCGGAAGCTTCGTTGCTGGCGGCGACGCCGTGGGCGGGGCCGGAGGCCCTGTCACATGAACATTTCAGTCATTGAAAACGCTGCCGACCCGTTTTTCGGGGATCTGGAGGTATCGTCCAAGGGGCAGCTCGTTCTGGTCACCGGTCAGGACGAGATTCTTCAGCACTCAGCGCAGCGCCTGCGAACATTTTTTAGTGAGTGGTTTTTGGACCTTTTTATCGGAATCCCGTATTTTGACGAGATCTTTGAAAAGCGACAAAATGTGAATGATATTGACTCTATTTTCATCAATGAGATTTTAAACACGCCGGGGATTATCAGGATGATTAGTTTCGACCTGGACATTCCCGACTTGGCATCGAGAAAACTGTCATTGAGCTATACTGCTCAAACAAGCGAATCTCTCGAGCCGCTTATTGTGGACACGATAGTTCCGTAGGATTGTAAGGGGGCAAGGATGGCTTTTGGAGTAACTGAGCAAGGATTTAGCGGCAAGCGGCTTGCGGACATAAAAAGCGAAATCGAAGAATCGATCAAATCCGTGTTTGGTTCAGGCGTTAATCTGGACGCTCGCGGCCCTTTCGGGCAGCTCATTGGCGTATTCGCCGAGCGCGAAAGCCTCATTTGGGAGCTAGCCGAGGATGTTTACAACGGATATTTCCCGCAAACAGCCAAGGGCACAGGGGTCGACAATGCCCTCTCGCTCGTCGGACTCACGCGAAAGCCAGCCACAGAATCAACAGCGGTCCTGAAATTCTCAGGATCGGTCGGGACCATAGTCCCCGTTGGGGCAGAGGTCTCAAGGTCAGATGACTCCACCACCGTATTCGCGACCACCGAGAGCGGAACCATCGGCCTCGGATCGGGCACGGACGAGGAGCAGCGCCTAGTCTTCTCAGCAGTCCCTGACGCTGGCGCATTTGCCTTAGAATTCGATGGAGAGGTAACGGCGGCGATTGCCTTCGGCGACAATGCGGCGGCCGTAGAAGCGGCCCTAGAGGCTCTTAGCAACGTGGGGGCGGGCAACGTATCCGTGGCAGGCTCTTTTGCCGCTGGCTTCGATGTTACCTTTCAGTCAGCTTTGGGGCAGGCTCCCCAGGTTCAGATCACCGTCGATTCAAATTCCCTCACTGCTTCGGCGGTGGCTGTGACTATCACACCATCGACGACCACCGAAGGCGACCTTCCGAATATCTCTTTATCATCGGACGCCTCGGTCACAGGATCCCTTGCCGCTCCATCTGGAACGCTTTCGGTCCTCGATAATGGACCTATTTCGGGATTTGCTTCAGTCACCAACCCTCTCGACGCTGAAATAGGTGATGAGATTGAAACCGACGCTGACGCAAAGCTCCGTCGCGCTAACTCCGTGGCCAATCCCGGAAATGCGACCCTGGAGGCGATTCGCTCGCGGCTTCTTCAGGTGGACGCCGTTGCGGCAGTCAATATGTTTGAGAACACCACCTTCATTGATGACACTGAGGGCAGGCCCCCGAAAAGCTATGAGGCCGTAGTTCAAGGTGGCGATGACGACGAGCTGGCCGAAGTTCTTTTTGAGACAAAACCTGCTGGAATTCAACAAGTGGGCACCGTTGTCGTGAACGTCAAGAACTCTCAAGGGTTCGACCAGGAGCAACGATTCTCCAGGCCCACCCTGGTGCCAATCTACCTTGAGGTGGATATTAAAACCGACGCTTCTTTCCCTGTGGATGGAGTAGATCAGGTGGCGGCAGCTCTTCTGGCCTACGGAAATGCGCTCAATATCAGCGACGACGTTGTGGTCTTTCCACAGCTCCTCTGTTCATTTGCCGCAATTCCGGGCGTGATCGACGTGGATATACGCTTGGCAGCAGCCACGATTCCGGCCGACGGAACGATTGCAGTGTCCTCGTTTACGAACGTGGGCGGTGATCTTGCCTCTAATTTTGGCTCAGCTCACGGTCTTGCCGTCGGCAACCGGGTCACATTCTCCACCGATGGCACCCTGCCGTCCGGGGTGAACGCCACCGATGTTTTCTGGATTGTTGAGGTTCCGAACACCACTCAAGTCAAACTCTCGACCACAAGGACGGGTGACGCTCTCGAATATTTCGATGGAGGCAGTGGCTCCCACACGATGATTTTTGGCGGCAGAAACGATAATATCGACATTGACGACACCGAAAGGGCTGATTTCGACTCCAGTCGGATCACGGTCACTGAGGTTTAGAGGGTAAATGGCAATAAAGATCACAGACCATGCCGCGCAGGCAATCGATAGGCTCTTAGAGCAATATCGAGGGAAGGTCCGAGTTGAGGGGATGCTCACCAGTTTGGTTGAGCAAATCCAGGACTTAGAAGATGTGGTTTTTGACTTGCCCGAAGATCTCACCATTGAAACAGCGGTCGGAATTCAGCTCGATCTCATTGGGACAATTGTGGTTCAGGCTCGCCTTGGGTTCGGCGACGACGTCTATCGGGCGCTTCTACGAGCTAAAATCGGCGAGAATATATCAAAATCGACCCCCGAGGACGTCATTTCGGTGGCAAAGCTTCTCACCGGGGCCACGCTCTTGTTTTACCAGGAGTATTATCCGGGCGGCTACGGGATCTCGATTGACAAAGAGATCGACGCGGCCCTGATCGATTTCTTCTACCAGCGCATCGACCGGGTTGACCCGGCGGCCGTTCGACTGGAAGCTTTAATTTGTTTTGATGCTGATGAGGCATTTGCCTTTGACGGCCCAGGGAATACTCTAGGGTTCGGCGATGTGACTGATGTAAATGTCGGTGGTCAGCTAGCGAAAATTCATGTGCGAACAGAACCAGCCTTTTCTTTTGCTCCTGGAGCCGGGGAATTGGCGGGAACTGACGATGGTTTCTCAGACTTAAATGACAACCTCGTTGGTGGTATTTTGATTTAAGGGAGAATGTAAATGGCAAAACCAACATCGAAGTTAGACTGGACTCAGGGGAACCCGAGCTTTGGGACTGTTACCATAGAGCCCAGCTCTGGCAAAAAGCTCAACGGGTGGGCAGCATCTGAGAGGCCCCCGCATCAAACAATGAACTGGCTATGGTTCATTACTGACGAGTGGATAAATTACCTTGAAGGCGTGACCGACAACCTGACGAACCTTCAGGGCGTTTATGACGCGGTTGTGGGAACTGGCGGCGATTTCGCCACACTTTCAGACATGGTTTCTGATGCCGAGTGGATTGCCGGAAATATCAAAAACGTGCTTGTGACCAGCGATCAGGCCATTTCAAGTCCAGTTATCATCGACCAAGATGACGTAAATATTGAATTCAAACCGGGGGTTAACGTCGCTAAAAGCGCCGCAGCAACCCGCGCATTTGTTATTCAATCCGCGAGGGTTAGAATCACGAAAGGGCGTTTCACCAACTTCTCCGGCGGCTCGGATGCCGCCATTGAAATCGAGGCTGGAGCTAGCTATGCGATGATTCTAGAGAATTACTTTTTGACAAATACCACCGCTGTTTTGGATTCGGGTTCGACGGCGAGCTTAATCAGCAATAACATCGAAGAAGTTTAAGGGGGCACTCAGTGATGAACTTTAAAAGTAAGAAATTTGCGGCCATTATCGGCCTGCTTGTTGTGGCTACTGCGGTTTACGCCGCAGGAGTTGTACAGCAATTCCCCACGGATTTAGTCAGGTTTGGCCTGCCTTCGAGCGGAGGTTCCAAGGTTTTAGAGGTCGACGTTGGCGATGGGGCCACAAACCCAAAAATGACCATCAGTCCGATCGCAAAGGACTTTGATTTCAGCACTGCCGTGCGAATGGCCGGAGATTTGTTTGTTGGCGACGGAACCGCGTCCAATAAGATCGTCGAGTTTGACGTTGGAGCTGGAGCATCAAATCCGAAGTTTCGATGGAACGATGCGGAAGGATCGTTGGAGTTTTCAACTGATGGAGTGAATTTTCGCGCCATTGGATCGGGGGCTGGTGGCGGCGGTGGCATCAACTTCTTAGGAGAATTCAACGCGGACTTTGAGGCAGGAGACCCTCCGAATTCATGGACTTCTTCTGGCGGTACATTTGTTGCCGACGATACAACTCCGATTTTCGGCGAACAGTCAGGCGTATGGGACTCAAGTTCCGCTTCACAGACTCTTAGCTCTGAGTTAATCCCTTCAACCGATTTTCGTGGATCGCTTGGTCAAAAATGCCAAGCCGAACTCTACTACCGGGGGGGCGCATTAGTAACGGGGGAAGTCCAGCTTCGCGTTGTGGATCAAACTGCTGCTGTGTTGTCTGAAATTGACCTCGTTCAAACGTCCGGCGACGGTTCTTCGATTGCTCAATTGTTCTTTGACTGCGTTCCGTCCACCGATTCAGTCCAATTGCAGCTCTTTAGCGTAGGGGCTGACGCCGATCCTGTGACGATTGATAACGCGTTCCTTGGAACGGGAAAAAACATCATCAACGTCTCGCAGACCAGTCTTTTCACTCTCGCGAACTATCAATCGACCCCCGGCTGTGTTTGGGTTCGTTCGGGAAGCCCGGCTTTTAATACATTTGGTGCGGACACCGACTGTCCTGGAATCACTGTTTTCACAAGCGACGTTGCCATCGACACTACTGATGACAACTTGCCTACTTTAATTTACCAGGACCCGCTTCCGCCTGGTAAGTACGTTTTAAAGGCGATGTTTTCAACCTCTCAAACGGTGGCCTCTGCACCGATTGGATTTCGCATCCAAGTGAGGAACGCAGTTGGAATTTCAAACAGCCCAGGCGGTGAAGTTGAAAATTGTGGTGAGCATTTGGAATCATCTGGGGCAGTTGGTTGGGTTACCTGTACCTTGCCATTTACCCTTCCGAATGGAACAACAGGAGCCCCCATATTCGATATGCAGTCATTTGCCGGATCAGGCAATGTACAAATTCCCGTATCAGGAAACGAGCAAAACCTGGTTTGGGAAATGATCAGGTATCCGCTTGGTACTGCTGAGGCGATCACACTGTCAACTGTTGGGCAAAGGTGGGACGTGAACGTCGGTGGCGGTCTTGTTACGCTAGCATCTACGAACGTATCACCTGCGGAAAACATGGGTAACTCAGCCTTAAACCTAGTTGTAAACAATGGATCGCAGCCCGCGTTGATTCCTTGCGACGGTGGAAACGTTCCCAGCGGAACGACATGTTCGAGTGGAGATGAAACTATCGGATTCGCCCCGCTTGTCGCACAAGCGGGAACATATAGAGTTTGTAGCAGCTTCGCTCAGTTGGTGAGGCTTGGGACGACTGCTGGATGTAGGATCCTGACAGGGTTCCGCATTAACGAAACAGAGCTGGATGGACTGAGTATCCTTCAAACCGGGAACGCCAGTGTTTTCAACAGCCATGAATTTGGAAACTGGTCTACCGATTCCCAATTTTCTTTTAACAACTACGTTTGTGAAGATATTACATTCACTTCAGTGGGTCGAAAAAGAATAGAGCTTTATTACGAGCAAGAGGAAACCTCTACCAATTGTATCGTAAACAATTCCATGAGAACCGACCGTGACGTCGATTCTTACGAACCCGACGTGAATTTCACGATGTTCAACCTGGATCAGCAAATGCCGACGCCGGTTTTCACGGACCTTCAAAATGACCTGTCACGAAGAATCGAGACTGGTGAGAACGGTGTTAAATCTTATTCTGCATTGATAGACAACACTGGTGGTTTGGCTGTTGATTCGGAGATCGGAGGGTCTTGGATTGATTCTCTCACGGACAACGGAACTGGGGACGCGACTGTGAACTTCGTTGGCGGCATTTTTACCGAAACCCCCGCTTGCCACACAACGGGGCATCAGGCTGGGTCCACGGTTAACTGCTTTGTGGACCAAACGACAAACGTTAGCTCCAGTCTAGTTCGGGTTCAGTGCTACAATTCCGCTGGCACTGCCATTGACTCAGACTTTTCATTAACCTGCGACGCGAAGTGAGGATAGATATGAATATTTTGCTTTTTTTATTAGTTTTTGTTTCCAATTCAGTGCTGGCAGTATCATTTCACCCTGTGGGGAAAGATGGAGCGAAAAAGTATTACACGAAAAAGAATTCCTGCGAGATGGCCGAGGGCCAGGATTGCTTCGACGTGAGCCAAAAAGATCCTCGCTATCACGAAGTGGCCACCCAGCAAGTCGATGACACCGAAAAGCCGATTTACAAAGCCAAATACAACTTGGTGAACTGCAGCTCTGCTGAGGATTGCCAGCAGGAGGAATCGGGGCTTGCTTGTTCGCCGGGTGACTACACGGCCCATGAAAAGAACTCCATCGTTCCTGGGTACAGCGCTTTTTGCATTGGAATCGACAGCTATGAGCAAAAAACAGTCAAAAGCCTTGTTGAGAATTCGGCTCTAAAAACATCGGTGCAAGCTGAGGACACGCTGAAATCAAACCAGCAAGCGGCCCTAGAGCAAGCGATGAAGAACCAGCAGTTTGGCCGCATGATCGTCGCCATGACGGTCGTAAGATCCAACTCGAAGAATCTGACAGCCGCTCAACGAAAAGGCTTACAGCAGGCAAATGCGACGATTCAGGGGCTTCTGCTTGCGGGGTCCATTGAAGCGGCTAAGGCAGAAATCGAAGCCATCACTCCAGATGGAACCCTAGTCACCCAAGCTGATAAGGACGCGCTCCTCGCTGAAATCAACGCCTACCTGGGGCAGTGATGCCAGAAACCCTGTCCACATTCCTCCAGGTAATGGGGGCTCTGCTTGCGGGGATGGCGGTGCTCATTCCCGTAGCCAGGTGGTTTGTGAATGACTGGTTTGACAAGAAAAAGCAGCTCGAGGAAGCGGAGAAAAAACGCATTTCCAGGATAGAGAAGGCCAATGCAGAGGCTCAACAAAAAATCAACGACTTAAAGCAGGCCATTTTTGAGCATTCAAACAAAATCGGGACGGCCGACCAATCTATTAAAAACCTCACCGAGCGCCTGAACCTGTCTCATCGAGAAATAAAAGATCAGCTCTCAAAAATTCAAACTTTAACACGGCAGGAGGTTCGCTCTCAGCTAGTGCAAATCACCGAGAATCTTAGCATAATGCGCGGAAACGGAGGCAAGGATGGCAAGTGACGAGGTATGGGGACAGCTCAAGCACTTTGACAAAATCTCCGACACAGACAACTGGGGGGACGTGGATGCGATCAGCGACGAGCTTTTGCTTAAATTGGATGATTTTCGCGATTATATTGGCGTGCCCGTCCTCGTCCTTTGGGGCACCGGGGGGAAACACTCCTCTCGCTCATATCACTATGTGGAGCGGGGAGCGTGCGCGGTTGACGTTGCGATCCCAAACTACCGAGCAACGCCAATTGATCTTCTTATTGACGTTTTTCGCTTTAATTTTAGAGGGGTCGGATTCTACCCGGATTGGGTCTACCACGGGAAACAAGCCAAAGGTCTGCACCTGGACACAAGACCTTATATGTGGGACGTCGACGGAACCAAAAATTTTCGAGAGAGCCGATGGATCGGCGTTAGAGGCGCTCAAGGACAAGAATATATGTCGCTCTCGTGGGACAATATCAACAAACACACGAAGGGGAACAAATGGAAATAATCAAAGAAATCATCGCTTACATTACCGCCAACTGGTACGGGATTCTTATGGCTGGCTCAATGATGCTTGCAACAGCGGAGTTCATCACTCGGCTCACGCCGACCAAGTCAGATGACGGATTCGTCCAGCGCATCGCTAACGTCTACAATAAGCTTTTTGAGCTCTTGAAGGTTCCAAACATCAAGCGCGAGAATGGAAAGTTGATCGTTCCTGCTGGAACTCACCCGCCTAAAAAAGAGAGCATCAGCCTTACTGGCGCTAAAAAGGGATGAGCGAAAAGAGTTCATGGGGGGCGATTGTCGACAGGGCCATTGCATGGCTGAAGGCGGTTGTCCCCGTCGCTATTTTCTCATCTGTTGTGCGGTACTTTAGAAGAAAGCTCTGGTTTTCCGAAAGGGAGCTGGAGAAAAAAGAACTTGAATTGAAGCATTTTGAAAACGAGGGCAAAGTTGAAAAAGATAATATCGGTCGTTCTGATCGGGACATTGTGCTGGACGCCGTTGGCGAAGGCGCAGACATGCGATCAGGAAAAAAACCCGGAGACGTGTGACGACGGTCTCTATCTGAACTCTCTGCAATTGTCGGACCTCTCTTCCTATAAAAAGAGCTGCGACGTTGCTAAACTCGACCTGCAAGACACGAAGGTAGCCTTTCAGTCTTGCATCGACCAGGGAGCGCCTTCTGCGAACTGGTGGGCTGATCCTAAAATTGTTGTTGGCGGTTTTGCTGTTTCGATTGGATTGGGTGTTTTGATAGGGGCCTTGGCCTTTAAGTAAAAGGGGAACTTTATGAGCAACGTAATCACATATCCTTTCGATGACGGAGCGAACTACGCGCTTTCAAACGCTGTTGTCGAATCCGGCTCGGGCAAGCTTGGATTCGTTGATTTACCTGGGCAAGTTTTTGCCGAGGATTTTGCAGACGACACTGATTTCACCTACAATAACGCGCTCGCTGAATTTGTAGGCGGACTTGTACGGCAAAAAGACCTATCCGCTGCGAACTCTATTTTCGCAGGGAAAATGGTCACAAAAGATCTTACGTGGAATAAAAACGGCTCAATTGTTGGGGCACTCTATGGGGCGCCGACCTTTGGTTCGGGAAAAATGGTTTGCACCGGATCTCAGGGCGCCCATTGGGAGTATACAACTACCGCATCGGAGTCTCATAAATTCAAATACACTCCCAATTACACCGTAGCTCCCCCTGAAAACATTAATTTGTTTACTCTCTGGAATGGGGCGGACAACAACGACCGTTTTTACATGATCAACTCACCTATTGGCGGAAATATCCGCTTTGCCTTAAACAACTCGTCCGGCACCCTTGTTTTGGGGCTCACCTTAATTGCTGTATTTTCCCCAACTGCTGGAACGGAATACGAATTCGAGGTCGTTCTAGATTCATCTGCTGGGACTATTCGATTATTCATCGACGGAGTTCTTGTCGGAACATCCTCACCTGGGGCGTGGACTCGTGGCGGGATTTCTTCTCGGGCAAGACTTGGAGCTGTAACTTTTGTCTACAATCGCTCCGAGGGATCTTTCGACGACTATATTGCTTTCGACAACGCTCAGCACGCCGCCACTTACACCCCAGGTTACACGCCGGTCGATACGTTTTACTCTGAATCGAAAGTCGATTTACCAGCATTTTCTTATGCCGGAGTTGGTGCGATTCAATCAGTCGATGCGTCAATGATTTCCGAATCAGGGGTTCCGCACTTTATTGTGGCAGGTCTTTATTGGACGGGTGTCGTTTGGGCTCCCTCCGACGGTTCTTATGCACAGTCAAACACCTCAGCCGATTCCATGGCTAATCTTGCGGCGATTCCGGTTACAGGCGCTCTGACTTTCGTTGTTTCCGTTGTTTTTCCAAGTGGCAACACCCTGAATTCGGTTGATGAATTAAACGTCACAGTGACCGGGCAGCGATTCGCTCCAGAGGGAACGCTCTTAACGAATACGTCCTTTACGGCTAGTGATTTACTTAATTTCACTTCCATGTTCACGGTTCCGGCCGACACGTCGGTGCAATTCATCGCCAAAGTGAACGGCGTGGACATGTACTGGGACGGAGCCGCTTGGGCGATTTCTGACGGCACGAACTCACAGTCCAATACGGTTGCTGACTTCCAAACGAATGTCCCCAGCCTTTTGAGCGTGAATTCGACTATTAAAATTAAGGTTGTCTTAGCCACGAGCAATCCGCAGGCAACACCCGACATTGATTTTGCCACGGTCACATTTAACTTCGGGGGTTTGGAGCCAGGGGAGCCTCTGATTTCTGCGGTCTACGGGTTTTTTAAAGACGTGAGTAACAACCCAATCGTCGGAGCGAAGATGGAATTCTTCCCAACCAGAGATGCGCGTGAGTACAAGGAGGCCGGAGACATGCTGATTGATAACCGCGTTTCTGTTGTGACCGATGAAAACGGCTACTTCTCGTTGCCGCTGATTGCATCAAGCGCCTACGAAACGGCGGCCGGGAATCCGATGACCTACACGCTGGAAATCACCTTCGCCGGTAACACCGACGTGGACATTGACCAAGTGGGCGGAAATCCAATTGTCTTCAGCGTCCCAGACGCCTTAGAAGTTAATATCACCGACCTAATTGAGGGAGCTTAAAATGGACGTGCAAAAAATGGAATCATTGCTGATGGTGCGAATATCTGAGGGCATCAACTACATTGAGCTCTCAAAGCAAAACTTTGATTGGGATGCGGATGGCGCGATTGCGCTCTTAGTTCAGCTCAAGGAAAAAATAAATGGCAGCCTAATTCCCAAAATCCGAGAGGCCGAAGCAAGCGGCCAGGATTTGGCGAAGGTAACCCAGCTCTTGGGCGAAATAAACAACCCGGAAATCAAGCAAAAGCTTCTCGATATCATCACCGAGACTGACGGGTGAATACTATCCTCAACGGCTTTTCGGTCGTGCATTTTCTATGGGTTTTCATATTCACGCTTCCGGGGCTTCTCTATTTTACTATCCTCGGATTTGGAGCATCGCTTGTTGGATCAACCTCAGTTGCTCACTACGCCCGTCGCTGCATGATCGCTCCCGATCAATGGTGGAACGCTGCCCTTCGCGGCGAAGAGGATGAGACGATTTCAAGCAGGCTGGGGCGGGCAATCCAGTCGGGACGCCCGAAGTGGTACGCCCGAATCTTCGCAGCCTTCGTCGATTTCATCTTCAGGATTGCCGCCAGGGAGAAAAACCATTGCATCGAGAGTATCGAGCCGATGTATCTGGATGGAGCCGAGAGCGACGAAAAATGGTGCTTCATCAAGGACGATACCGAAGATTAATCTAGTTGCCCTCATGGGGCGATTTGGGTAGCAAGGATTCCGTGAGAGTGCTTGGAATCGACTTTGAAACAACTGGACTGGATGCTTTAAATGATCGCGTGATCGAAGTGGGGGCGGTCCTTTGGGACACTGAAACTAAGATGCCCGTGCAGCTGTTGAGCGAATTAGTGAGACCATCCCCAAATGACGAGGAAATCACTCTCCCGAAAATCATCAAAGAAATCACCGGAATTCAAGACCACCACCTTGTTCAATACGGTCTGGGTTTTGAGCGGTTTTTCAGATACAAACTCAAGGCCATGATTGCCTCAGCCGACTGGCTCGTGGCCCACAATGCGCCCTTTGATTCAGCCTTTTTAGTGCAAGAGGTAAGTCGTTTTGCCGAGGATGAGGCAGAAAATCTGAGCTTTCTTCCATGGGTTGACACCCGAACCGATCTTCCTTTGGCGGCGTACATGCGAGGAAAGAGCCGATCTCTAGGATATTTGGCCGCCGATCATGGCTTTTTGAATCCATTCCCGCATCGGGCCGTCACCGACGTCCTGACGATGCTCAAGCTCATGAGCGAGTATTCTTTCGATTCCGTGCAAAGCCGCGCTCAATCTCCCACGGCGAAAATTGAAGCGGTGGTGAGCTTTGAGGACAAGGATTTAGCCAAAACGGCAGGCTTTCATTGGGAAGCTAAAACAAAATCCTGGACCATGAACGTTAAGGAATGTGATATGGAAGTGTTGGAAAGTACGTGGAAATTCCCGGTTCAACGCGCAATCGTTTGACTTCAAACAATCATTGTTGCTAAATCCCTCGCAAGGCAAAACTTAAACCGAGTAAAGCGAGGAGAA